ACGGCAGTGGGGGAGCAGAGAGGCGAAACGTCCAGCACTCTTGACTGCAGTGTTCAGGGCCGGTCTAACCCTTTGGCCACTTAAAAGTACCAAAGATCTGTTTTTCAACAGCAATATTTGTTATGGAAAACGTGGGCATGAAGTTACCCAAGAACTTCCCTAGATCACCTAATTCATGGTGTAAAGTTCATCCTCTTCCGAGTGATGAATATGAATTAGATGATCTTGTAAAGGTCGAGCATCTGGTCGATGTGTTGTATGATGTTTTGAACATATATGGATACAAAGAAGATGCACCCTTGTCATTTACACGTAAAGATGCCAGTCTCTATAAGAGATTAATTCTGGCTGACAAGGAAAGATTGTTTCAATCTTATTATTCTTACGTGAAGCTTGTAGGTTTCGGGAGTTGGAAGGATTTGTTTAAGTACAAGATAAATTCTTTCTTCTCTTACGTTATGGAGCAGGATTGTCCTGTTGCCCCGCCATCTATTGAAAACTTTAAAGATCTTAGTGATCCTAGTTGTTTGGTTTATGGCCGCGCAAAGAGATTCTTGCGAAATTTCGATAGAAAGAAACTTGTGAGCTTTGCTCAATCTATTGCCCAATCAAAGAAGGGAGCCCCCCCTGTACACAGTAAAAAGGTGTATGAGGCTGAAGTGAAAACTTTTGAAAAGCTTACTTCACCTCCTATTCAAGCTGATGATTTCCAGCTGGAGGATGATAATGATTGGTTTCAACCTATCAATAAGGCGGTTATCTGCATGGAATTACGCAGAACCATTCGTGAAGTCTTTCGTGATAAGAAATTATCCCGAGATGACGTTTATAAGCCATTTTTTCCCTCGACAAATAGTAATTATATGTTTAGTAGGAAAAAAGATGGAGCTGTTGGTGCCTTTTATGATACATTCCCGGAATACTTTCCTATAAGTCGTGGAGAATCTTTAATTAAGAAAAGAATCGATGAAGTTGACTTGTCTGGAAGAATGGTATCTTCGTATGGAATGATGGGAGAAAGGGAGGGTAAGGAAATTGAGGAGGAGGAGCTTGAACATGGCCCCGAAACCTTGAGGACTTTAGGCCTCTTGTATGATGATTCTGAATTTCAATCTGTTTGGAATCACTTTTATGATGATCTATGGCTACGAGCGATAATTGAAGATCCGTTGACTAAGTGTCTTGGATTACCTGAACCTTTAAAAGTTCGTGTTATCACCGCTGGCCCACCTCTAACCTATATGGCTTTAAAACCCATACAGAAGTGGTTGTGGAGATCGATTAAAGACATAAAAGTGTTCGAACTTGTGGGTACCCCTATTACTGGTGAATTCATTACTGAGAAAATTGGTAAACTTGGCGACGAGAATGTATTTGTTAGTGGTGACTATGTCGCTTCTACTGATAATTTACATTCTTGGGTGTCCGAGTGCCTTTGTATAGAGCTTATAGCGATATTAAAGGAAAATTCTGAGGATATCTCGGATATTTATCTTAGTGAATTACAGGAGTTAATGTTGAGAGCCTTAACTGGCCACATTATAATTCATCCAGCTTTAAATGCAGCTTTAAGGATGATGGGTACCGGGATTGAAATTGATTGGGATAATTTAGATAAAAATATTCATTTTGAAGCTCAGACGGAAGGGCAATTGATGGGGAGTATTATAAGCTTCCCATTCCTTTGCCTCGCAAATGCGGCATTATGCAGATTTGCGCTGGAGATATCTGAGAAGAGAACTTACAAAATCATAGATGGATACCTAGAAGGTCACGAAAGTGCCCCTTTAGGGATAAATGGTGATGATTGTGTTTTTCAAGGACATAAGGACCGTATATTCGGTGTATGGGAGAAGGTAACGGCTTTTGCTGGTTTATCTTCCTCTGTCGGAAAAACTTTTGTAAGTTCCAAGTTTTTAACAATGAACTCTGTTCAATATCAGTATAATAATGGTATTGGGGGATGGGAGGAATTTTCCGGTGAGGAGAATTGGTCATATGAGGAGCAGAAATACTGCAATATGGCTTTAGTTTACGGGCAGGAAAAGTCCGGCATTCGTGAAAAGAATGCTTGTACCTTAGGTAGCCTCCATCGAGAATTGTTAAAGACTTGTCCAAATGAATATTGGAAATTGGCCAGTGATAGATTTATTAAATATCACCGTCAGGAACTTGATAAGTATCCTGACATTCCATGGTTTATACCGGAATGGCTTGGAGGCCGCGGGCTAATACCCCACAGGAAGAAATATATTCCCTGTAAGTTCGAAAGAACTGTAGCGGCAAAAATCCGATCATTGATTGGAAATGGGGAGGAGTCCTGGAGGATTCCACTCTCTGTTAAAGAGAGGCAAAAGTGGAAGATGCATCAACTTGTAAATAAGGATAATTGCGATTTTAAATTTTTGGGTAATCAACCCTTTAAGCAAATAACCTATGATGACACTTCCCGTGATCTTGAAAGCGAAGATGGGCAATTCTATAAGAATTGTGTTATTGATCTCCTTTTTACAAAGGACCGTATACAGCTTTCTCAATGTCTTAAATTAGACGATCATGCTCATATAGCTGCACTTGAATTCCATAATGGAAAGGTTTGGCGTCATCAAAGACAAGAGCTTCTGAAGGTTACGGGTAAATTTAACCCTATGATTCCAGAAGAGCTCTGCCATGAAAAGCTTATGAGTTTTCTCCCCACCTTCAATGAAAGGTGTTAATTCCCTGGTAAGGGTCCCCTAAAGCTTAATGCTAGGGATGCGGCAAGGGCTGCCGGGTGGTCAGTAGTTGAGTTAATCAATAGAGATATAGAAAATATGTTTCATTACTTATTGTCGTAGCTAACAGTTCGAAGAACAAAACCAGTATCTCGTGTGAGAATGTGGATTTAAATGGATCGAACCTAAGTTGCCATAAGATAATGTTGTAAACTTGTCCGGAGATCAATCAGAGAAGTGGTGAGACTGTTGCTTAGGCAAAGGTCAATCTGCACCTCATTTATGGTTGATGTTAGACTCCAGAAATTACAATGTATAGTATTTTCCTCTACTAAGATTATCAACGAACACTACGAATAGTGCCCAGTTTTAGAAGACCA